GGGGTGTGGTATGCTGCGTTTGCTTTTCCTGTTACTGGGAAAGACGCTGATTTACCTGACGCGATTGTACGTGTCTGGTGTAGGTCTTTCATTACGTTAGTTTCGTCGAATGCGGTTAGAACTTCGCCAGCAAAGACTTTGAGAAACAGAGCGTTTTCTGTTGCAAAATCTGAAGGCGTTGCACCATTGACCACACCCAAGCGGGATGGGGTTGCGTTTGCCATAATCATTATCCTTAGACAAATTGAATTGTTTTCGTGAAAATGACTGTCGCTTCTTACTTACAACGGTTGTCTGACGCATCAGGCCAAAGTGTTCATTAGAGATAGTCCAACGACCTAAAAAGGTCTGTTATTTTTTCTGGTCTAAGAATTGGCGGGGCACTATGGCCCCACCAGATCGTGCTAAAATACCTTTGAACGTCCCAGCTTTTGCTCAACGTCTTTAGTGTACGCTGTGTCCTTGCCGTAACGTGGGTCTTTCATTGCCGCTACAACTTCTGCAGTTGAACGGAACTCATCAGGTGCTGGTGCTGATGCCTTACCTGATACTAGGTTAGCTTCTACACCCTCTACACCTTCACGCTTTGACGACAACCATTCGACTGCCATCTTTGCGTTCTCAGTACCACCAGCGACCATTTGGTTATACAGATTGACTTCTTGTTCTGTCATGTTCTGTGCGGCCCATTGAGTTAACTCTTGGTAACCCTCTGGCCCACCAGCCGCTTGATATACTTCCTCAACGTTAGCTGCAGCTTGTTGCTGCATTCCCTTGATGTATGTTTCCACCATGTCACGTGGATAGCCCATACCTTCAAGTTCTGTGAAACTGTCTTCCGATAGCTGTCCAGCTTCGGCAAATTCATCTGCGAACTTATCGAATGACGGTGAGGTATTTTCAGGTGTTTCCACCTCTGCTTCCTCAACTGTCTCTTCCGCATCTTTTGGTGCAGATAGTTTCTTCTCTAGTTCTTGATAAGACTTTGCTAAGTCCTCTGGCGAATTAAACTTCTCAGGCAACCATTCAGGCCGTTCCGATTGGTTATCCGTTTGCTCTGCTTCTTGAACAGGAGCCTCTGGGCCAGTTTCAGGTTCGGTGATTGTTACGCTCTCTGCCATACCTAGTGGTCCACCCGTTTAATTTTAGGTGTACTTTTGACCACGGCTGGTGCCGCTAGAGGCTTCTTTTCAGGCGATGGTTTGGGCTTACCCTTCACCGCCTTGCTGTCTTTGGCTTTCAACATATGAATTTCCTAATGCTTTCACACCTTCTTGGATTGCGTTGGGGCCAGCTTGCATAGCCATTTGGGCCATCTGTGCCTGTTGCATTTCCTGTGCGATTTGTTCCTCAGACTTAATCAAACCTTCGGTATCGATACCTAATGCGGTAGCTCTACGTTTGATGTAGTCTTGAAGGTTAACGTATTGTTGTAGAACTTCTGGGCCTAGTGATTGGGCCATGCCTTGTACAAACAAATCTAGTTTGCGTAGGTCATGCCCACGACCAAGAGCTTCCATACCTGTTACGATGGTTGGTTTAACAATATCATCTGGTAACTTTGGTAGCTTCTTAGCTTTAGTTAACACATCAATCTTGCGGTTAACGTAAGGCAACTGAAATTCTTGTGATAGAATTGAATAGATACCTGATAGGGTGTCTTCTAGTTCCCCCGCGAGGTATCTGATTTCTTCCGCTGTGACTCGCTCTGCATTGCGCTGAACAGAAGACTGTAACATGAACTGCTGTGATAGACGCTCTTCAATTCCCTGCATAGCTTGGTAAGCCACGCGATAGTCATTGAACTTATCCATCTGAAGAACTGAGACATCGTTACGGTTCCCTTCAATGATTGCTGTATTATCTGCTTCTGCGATAGTACGCATTCGGGTGGTTCCGTTAGGGTTAACCATAAACAGCACTTTAGCTGCAGCGGCTGCACCCTCAACGATTGCCTGTGATAATCCTTCTAGTGAACGTAAGTCACCTAGTAGCTCTTCAACAAAGCCGCGTCCGTAATCTTCACCATCAATTCGACTGAATCGAAGAGGTAAAAATGGAACAGCATCAGCTTTATACCGACCACGACTTCCACGAATTTTCTCGCCCTTTACTTCTTGATAGACAGTAAAGAAATCATTCTTACGCTCGACGTGTGTGTAGACTTCTACAGTCTTTTCGTCACCTTCAAGTTTACCTGAGATGGCACTAGCTGTTTCTTTGTCTAATGCGTTTGGCGCAACGTGTTCTACTGTTACAACTTCTAAAACGTCACCATTTGGTGCGCGGCTAACGACATAACTATCCAAGTGAAACACTCGGACCTTATCGACACCTACATGTAGCAGTACGTTACCGCCTACGATTAGGTGTTTAAGGGCTTCATGTACCGCAACTCGGTCGCCGCCTGATTCAATCTCGTTCATTACTGCACGTTCATATTCGCCAAGTTGTTTCTCGACGTTTGTTCGTGCCTCTGGGTCTTGTGCCATTTCCTTTAAGGTGTATGGCTCAACCATGAATCGGAAGAATGGGGCGTTAGGTGGCATTAATGCTAGGGATAGTTTAGAAGCTAGGTTATTCACACCACGTGCACCAATACCCTGAAAGGGTGTATACAAGTCACTTGTTTCGTTGTGACGATCTGGTGGAATTAGTGATGGAATAGTTAGCTCTGAACAATCACGTGCACGATCTAAGTAAGATTGCCGACCATGTTCGAGTTGTCGATACCGCGCCTCTGCAGTACCCATACTCATTTATAAACTTTCTTATTTACTGATCTGTAGACCAGAACCACCTGTACCCACGTTTTTCGCGGATGGGTCCAAGTCAATTTTCAGTTGTGACGTACCTGTAGCTTTGGCTTTATTTGCACCCTTCTCTTCATTAACACCAGACTCTGGGTTTGAAGGGTCATATACGTTTGACATAACTGGGTTAACACCAGCCGCAGAACCTGCAGTTCCACCCATTGTGCTTGGTGCAGCGGGGGGTGGTGCGGGCGGTGCGGGCGGCGGTGTTACTGGTGCTGTTGGTTCAGGTGCTGCCACAGTCACCGTTGGGCTTTTAAAACACATCAATTAATCTCCTAGACGTGATGCTTCTTGTTCTTCGTAAATGGTATTTAAAAAATCTACGACTGAACGCTGACCACCACGCCACATCAGATCATCATGTGTCTCATTTCGATCAGGTGATTTAGCGGGAAAACGCTTGTTCAGTTCTTCTAGTAGGTCTTTGGTTACTAATGGAAACATTATGTAAATCCTCTATGGTGCAACCTATCCGAAAGCCCGTGTCCAAGCCGCACATATTCCAGAGCGAACAACATCATCATGTGTGAAGTTACAATGGGCTGCTGGAATGTCATGCTTGTGTAGTAAGTCGATAGCTACCTGTAGGCCACTATCTCCCTTTAGATCATGCTGAGATATGTCACCGTTAATTATCACCTTACTGTCCTCACCAATTCTGGTAAGAAACATTTTCATTTCGTGAGGTGTTATGTTCTGTCCTTCATCAAGAATAACAAAGGCATTGTTAAAGCTACGCCCACGCATCACTTCGAATGGGACAATCTCAATATCACCACGCTTATGTGCTAGTTCGTATTTATTCTTACCTAGTTTTTCTTCTAAGACTTCGGTAAGTGGTACGACCCAAGGTGCTATCTTATCTTCGATAGTACCCGCAAAGAAACCTAAAGATTTACCTGCAGGGATGTTAGGTCGCGTTAGGATAATCTTATGTATCTGATGTTTCGCATACAGTTCTGCAGCTATTGATGCAGCTATGTATGTCTTACCAGTACCCGCTGGTCCCGTTACGAAAACCTGTGGGTATCTGTATATACATTCAATGTAGTTCTTTTGCGCTGGGTTCATTGGAACGAGAGACTGTGCCCGTTTGTTAGACACAGCCTCTATGTGTTCCACTTTTAGTTTGTAAGTGGATTTCTTACGCATTGGTTACCTGATTGGGCAAGCACCTGTAGCACAGCCATCGTCGT